TAAGGTGTTGAAAACTTGGAAGAAAGCAAACATTTTGTTACCTCATAGTGTGGGCTTTGATAATCCTAATCCTCAACCAGATGTTGTGTATTATCCTCAACCCCAGAACCAATCAGGGTTGCTTCCAAAGAACCGTGCGGAGATACAACTGCGTGATGATAAGGTTAATCCTTGGGCAATTCCGGAAGTAGATAGTTTACATGTGGATATGCGTAATCAAACCATGACTCATGATCAAGTTGTTAGACGTATTACTACTAATCTTTATCACGGTGTTTTTGTCGAGGATGATCAACAACAGACTTGTGATATGCTCATGATTAGAGGTAATCTAGCGTTGTTGCCGCTTCATTTGTTTCAAGGACATAGAGAAATGAAGTGTATTTTCACTCGTCATGATGGCATGCGGCTTAATTCCAGCGCCCGTGCTATCTTAAGTGTTTCTTATCTTGCAACCATTCCAGGAGTGGATCTTGCTCTAGTATGTGTACCATCACTAGGTGTACATGCAGATATTACACACTTGTTCCCAGCTAGTCTGAATGTAGCCACATCTACTGCTGATTTTGTTTATAGAAGTCAGGAGGGTGAGGTTCTTCGAGACCATATTAGAATCGATCGCGAGGACTCCGAGTCAGGTGGAGTTGGTTTTAAATATGTTCTACCCTATGCTACTTTTCGAGGATTGTGCATGGGAGTTCTAGTTGGAAGGTTTTCCACATCTTGTATTGCCGGCGTCCATTTACGCGGCATTGATAGGGAAAAACATGGATTAGCATTGACTGTCACCAAGTCAATGATTGATAGACTTATTTCTGAAACTGAGAAATGGGTTGGTCAATTTCCTGTGCATAGCGCGGGTACTTTTCCTACCACCCGGTACGACAAACCCATCGTTACCGGTACTGATATTCATGTTAATTCACCTTTAAACTACCTTCCTTTAGGTAGTACATTGGAGGTTTTAGGTTCCTGTTCTGGACGTAGTTCTCATACTAAGACTACTGTTCATCAAACTAGAATTTCTCCTATTGTTACTAAGGTGACTGGTGTCCCCAACCATTGGGCGGGACCCAAATTTAACAATTATCGTATGTGGCAAGCTAGTTTAGCTTATTCCGCTAACCCCAGTGTTGGGGTTGAGGGACATTTGTTAGAGAAAGCTTCTCTTGATTATGTCACTCCTCTTCTCGATACCTTTCAGTCAGACGAATTCTCCGCATGGTCGCGCAAAGAACTTACCCCTCTAAATGAGATGGAAATTATTTGTGGACGTGATGGAGCTCGTTTTATTGATGCTATGAAGAAGAATACATCCAAAGGGTTTCCTTTGACTGGTCCAAAGAAGGACTGGATGATTTTGTTAGATCCGGATGATTATCCCGATTTTGAATGTCCAGTTCAGATTAGACAAGAAGTCTTAGATGTTTTTCACGATATGGAGTCTACATTACGTGACGGTCAACGCTGTTACGCTATATTTAAGGCTTGTGTGAAGGACGAACCGACCCCCACTGACAAAGACAAAGTTCGCGTCTTTCAAGCTGCGGACTGGGGCTTTCAAATGCTTGTACGTAAGTATTTCCTACCTGTGTCCCGTCTTTTGTCTATGTTTCCAATTCTCTCCGAATGTGCTGTGGGCGTTAATGCTCACGGTCCCGAATGGGACCAACTGGCAAAAGAGATGAAGAAATTTGGAGCCGATCGTATTTTTGCTGGTGATTATAGCAAGTACGATCTTAGGATGCCTGCCCAACTCATTATTGCAGCTTTCGATGTCATGATTACTATTGCTAAAGAGTGTGGTGAATACACTGCTGAAGATTTAGTTGTTATGCGTGGGATTGCTACAGAGATTGCCTACTCCTGTGTAGCATACAATGGTGACTTGATTATTCATTTGGGTTCAAATCCATCTGGTCAAAATATGACAGTTTATATCAATTGTATTGTCAATTCTCTATTGATGAGATGTTCATTCTTTCATTTGTATCCTGCAGATGAAGGGCCTCCTAAACCCTTTCGCCACGCTGTTGCCGCCCTAACTTACGGTGACGACGTGAAAGGTTCTGTCAGGAAAGGATTCGATTGGTTTAATCATATTTCCTATGCTAACTTCTTAGAAGCTAGGGATATGAAATTTACCATGCCTGACAAAACTTCCACCCCAACTCCATACATGATGGATGATGCTGCTGATTTCTTGAAACGTAAAAACGTTTGGAATGAAGAAACACAACACATCCATGGAGCTCTTGATGAAATGTCAATTTTCAAGAGTTTGCATTCGGTTCTCCAATCCACCATGGGAGAAGATGCACATGTGGCCGGTAATATTGACACTGCTCTTGAAGAGTGGTGGCATCACGGCCGCGACATTTACAATCTCCGCCATCGTCAGATGGTAGAGATAGCGCAAGCTTCGAATTTGCTTGGCGCATGTCGCACCCTTGGTCTAACCTATGATGATAGGTTGGCCGCCTGGAAAGAGAAATATTTGGAAGAATAATTCTCTTTCCACCCTGTCAGGGATGACGTTAAACATCCTTTCTGTCAGGGATGACGTTAAACATCCCTTCCGTCAGGGATGACGTTAAACATCCTCACGCGGACCTATTCGCGTGTTCGTTTAAAAATAGGCCTGTATATTTGGTTTACAACACCAATTTGTTATTTATTTGTTTCAATATCTTCGTGCATTGCTTTGTACTTGAAGTCACTCCACAAAAGGGGTACCAGTATTTACTGGACCGGCTAGGCACCGTACCAAACATCTTGCGATTCATAGAGGCGGGTACCTCTTGTTTTCGTATGTTCATAAATTAGCTCACTACTTCTACTAATTCAACAACCGATGGAGTCGGTTATATAGTAACTCCAGCCTCAGATAAAACTGTGGCAGCCAACGTCATGTTCATAGATGGCGACAAACCTTGGTCCTATGAGGTTGATGCTCAGCCTGACGAAACCACTCGTCTTGCTGGGTATACTGATGCACATTTGGGTGATTTTCTTTCGCGCCCACTTAAGATTCGTCAGTATCAATGGACACCTGGCGGTATACTTTTTCAAAAGTTTAACCCATGGACAGATTTCTTTCAGAACGGTGATGTTCTCCAGAAGATCAACAGATTTAGAAATCTGCGTTGTACTCTTCGTCTGAAAGTCCTTGTCAATGGAAATTCTTTTTATTATGGTCGAGCCCTTCTCTCATATAACCCATATTTGGTTAATGATGGGATCACTAAAAACAGATCTTACTTAACGCAGGATCTTGTCCAAGCGTCCCAGAAACCTCATATTTTGCTTGATCCAACAACTTCTCAAGGAGGAGAGTTGGGTTTGCCCTTTATTTGGCATGAGAATGCACTAGATATCACACAAGCAAATTGGGAAAATTTTATGGGTGAATGTGTCATCCATGATTTTGATATTCTTCGCCATGCCAACGGCGGTACAGATCCTATTACTGTATCCGTTTTCTGTTGGGCAGAGAATGTTACTCTTTCCATTCCTACAACTTCCACTGTACAAAGTGGAGCTGTAGCTCGGACATTGGATAAATTTGGTTTCCCAAAACCTTATACAGAACAAGCCGGAAGAAAGAAAGTCAATAATAAGTCTACTAGTAATGAATTTTCGAATGACGGTGTCATTTCGAAACCTCTATCTCAAGTAGCCGAAGCGGCAGCTCTCGCTTCATTGATTCCTATTCTTGATCCATTCGCTGTACCCACAGCATTATATGCTGCCACCATGGCAGGTATGGCCAAATGTTTCGGTTATTCTCG